AGGACAACGGGGTCGGAACATACGGGAACCAACTGATCGTCGTGGACGGCACGGACGGATACATCTACAACGTCTCCGCGGCGGCCTTCTCTATTATCTCAACAAGCGGAGGGTTTCCTTCTAATCCGACCATGGTTGAGTTTTTGGATGGGTACTTCGTTGTTATATCATCCGGATTAAGGTCCTACAATGTATCGGAACTATATGATGGAACTACTTGGTTGGCACAAGCCTCCAAGGAAGTTCTTGGCACACCAAGCCAAATATCATCGGTTATTACGTTAGGAAATCAGCTTTGCTTCATGAAGAGTGACAGTACGGAATTCTCTTACAATGCCGCAACTGCCACTTCTGTAGGTTCTCCGTTTTCAAGGGTGGCTGGATCAATAAGGGATTTTGGTATTGCCGCCCCGTTCTCTATTTCGCGGGGTGATTCGGGGGTATTCTTTCTTGGTAATACAAGGGCGGGTGAATCAAGCAGCCTATCTGGAGTTATGTTGACTGATGGTTCTGTCGCAAGAATCATCTCCACAACGGCGATAAATTACCAGATTCAGCGGCTTTCGACCGTCTCGGACGCCTTCGGGTACTGCTACACCGACGAGGGGCACACGTTCTACGTCCTCACGTTCCCGACGGAGAACTGGACGATCGTTTACGACACGCTGACGCAGCAATGGCACGAGCGGTCGCTCTACATCTCCGGGGACCCGTTCACCGTGAACCGGCACGTCGGAAATACGTATGCGTATTTCAACGGGAAGCACCTGATCGGTGACTACCGGGCAAACGGCAAGATTTACCACATGGATTCGGACTATTACGACGACGATGGCGTGAATCTGGTGGCTTTTCGGACGACGAAATACGCCCAGGACGACGAAGAACTTCGGAACGTCTTCTTCAGCCAGTTGCAGATCGACATGGAGACGGGCGTTGGAGCGGGGGTCGTCGCTGAACCGCAGGCGGTCCTCTCGTGGTCCGACGACGGAGGACGGTCCTGGGCGAGCGATCGCGTCGGGATCATGGGTAGGACGGGGGAGTACACCGCGAGGGTCATCTGGAGGCGCCTGGGACGCTCCAGGGCAAGGGTATTCAGGCTGACCATCTCCGATCCCGTGAAGCGCGTCATAACGGGTGCCTACGTCAAGGCCGGATTATGAGAATCCCGGCGCCGGTAGGTGCTCCCCTGCGGGTCGGCGATCTCAATTCGCAAATTACCTCCCCGGCGTGGATGGAGTGGTTCCAACGGCTGAGCGACTACTACGAGGCCATCGCCAAGTATCTCGACCCGGACAACACGATATTCGGCAAACTGGAGCCTACAAACCCGCAAGAAGGGCTTCTGGCATACGCGAACGGGACGGATTGGGATCCAGGCTCCGGGGCCGGATATTACCGCCGCAGCGGTCCGGTCTGGGAGTACGCCTCGGCGATCAGCGTGTCTACCTATGTGGCCCTGGCCGCTTTCAACGATCATTCCGGGCGGCATGAAAACGCAGGGGCGGACGAAATATCCGTCGCCGGCCTGTCGGGTTTGCTCGCGGACGGGCAGACGCCGTTGGCTCATAATACGAGTCACCAGAACGCAGGGGCGGACGAAATATCCGTCGCCGGCCTGTCGGGGGAACTGGCGGATAATCAGCCGGCCCTGACGCACGGGAACGAGCGGCACGAGCCGTCTTCGATATTTCCAATCGGGTCGGTGTACGCGAACCTGACCGGAGACGATCCGAGCATTCTTCTCGGTTATGGGTCTTGGTATCTAGTGACGACGCTATAAATAAGAAACGGAGGTTCATTTGCCATCAGCACTCGAAGTAATCTTCCAGAAGTTCCCGCACGCCAAGGCGCGCATCAAGGACAACCTCCCGATTCAGGCGAAGGGGCACCGGGACCTGCTGGCCGAGGTCTATTGCGACCTTGGCTACACGCGGGGGGCCGAGATCGGCACGCGGCGGGGCAGGTACGCGAAGATCCTGTGCGATAAGAACCCCGCCCTAAAGCTGTACTGCATCGACCCGTGGAACGATTACGTCGAGAAGTACCCGCAGGCGAGGCAGGACCTGATCTACCAGGAAGCACTCGAAACGCTGAAAGGGTGCAACGTGGAGATCGTTCGCAAAACGAGCATGGATGCCCTCGCGGACATCGAGGACAGATCGCTGGATTTCGTGTTCATCGACGGGAACCATGAGTTTGATTACGTGGCCCCGGACATCGTGTTCTGGTCGAAGAAGGTGAAGAAGGGCGGCATCGTGTCCGTACACGATTACTACCACTTCCACCTGTCGGGCGTGGTGGAGGCCGTGGACGCCTACACGAAATGCCACCGGATCGACCCGTGGTTCACCACGAAAAACCTTGAGCCTACGGCGTTCTGGATCAATCCATGAGGGCTTCCATCGTCATCGCCGTACTCGATAGCCATGAGATCGTAAGGCGGCAGATACTTCATTTCGAGAAGATGGATTTGCCTGACGACGTGGAGATCCTGTTGGTGGACGACGGCAGCGACCCGCCGCTTATCATTCCCTTCGGGTGCAAGTTGAAGAACTTCCGCATCCATGCGACGAACGACAAACGCCCGTGGACGCAACCTATCGCACGGAATACCGGCGTGAAGATGGCGCGGGGCGAGTACGTCATCTGCACGGACATCGACCATATACTCACGAAGAAGTTGATCGATGAAGTCCTGCAAACGAAGGATGACGTGGTGCAGTTCAAGCGGCAGGTGGGCGTGCTGGACGAAAACGGAGACTTCGACCAACAGATTGAGACGATGAAGCTGTGGGGATTCCCGCAGGAGCGCATCGACCGCAGGGGGTTGAAGATCGTCCCGCACGGCAACAGTTACGCGATACGCCGGGAACTGTTCCTTAAATACGGCGGGGGCCGCGAGGACCGGATCACCACCTACCCGAATCAGGAGGAAGTCCCGTTGCGAGGGAAGATCCGCAGGGAGGCGCGGCGCGGGAATATCACGATAGCCGAGCATCGCCCGACGATCTATATGTTTCCCGTTGGCCGGTACATCGGCGGGCTGGACGCTAATCCGTTCGGCCTGTTCCACTCCTTGAGCCGCATCGAATACCTGAACGAGTTCAAGAGGGGCGGCGGAGTACAGGCATGAGGGATCTGTCGGTCATCATTCCCGCCCGCAACGAGATGTTCCTGCGCCGGACGATCGAGGACGTTCTGGCGAACATCGAGGGGGATACCGAGGTCATCGCCATCTGCGACGGCAACTGGCCCGATCCTCCCGTGCTGGATCATCCGCGAGTCATCGTCGTCCATCATACCGAGTCCATCGGGCAGCGTGCGGCGACGAACGAGGGGGCGCGGATCAGTCAGGCCAAGTTCGTGATGAAATTGGACGCCCATTGCTCCGTGGACAAGGGATTCGACGTGAAACTCATGCAGGACTGCTACTACAAGCGGACGCTGATCCCGATGATGTACAACCTGCACGCCTTTGACTGGGTATGCAAGTCTTGCGGCACCAGGACGTATCAGGGAGTCAAGCCCGAGAAGTGTGCTTCCTGTGTCGGCACCGAGCACGACATGGGCATCGTCTGGAAGCCGAGAGAGAACCGACTGACGGTATCGTGGCGGTTCGATAACAATATGCAGTTCCAATATTGGAAGGCGCACTCCAAGCGGCCCGAGGCGCAGGGGGATCTGATCGAAACCATGTCCTTCATCGGAGCGTGCTGGATTACATCCCGCGATAATTATTGGGAGATGGACGGTCTTGACGAGGGGCACGGTTCGTGGGGGCAAATGGGCACCGAGATTGCGTGCAAAACGTGGCTATCCGGCGGGCAACTTCTTACGTCGAAGAAAACATGGTTCGCGCATATGTTCCGCACGGGCAACTTTGGCGGTCGCGGTTGGCCTTACCCGATATCGCAAAGCGACATCGACAAGGCGCGGCAGTATTCGCGTGATCTGTGGCTGAACGATGCGTGGCCGAAGGCGGTGCGCCCGCTGTCGTGGCTTGTGAGTAAATTCTCCCCTGTTCCTACCTTTAACCCGCCCTCGGCGGCCATGAATCAGGGGGAGTAAGTGTATGAAAACTGTTGGGGTCCTTGCGGCGATTGCTCTTGGTGCGATCCTCCTGCTCGGGAACGTTGCAGCGCAGGAGATCGCGGTCTACGACAACGGAACGAAGACGTGGACCGTCTATTCGCAGAACATCGGCAAGGTGGAGATTTGGGACTGGATCAAGGCGATCACTCCGAAGGCGTTCTTCGGGACGCTGATATTCGGAGATGGGTCGCCGCTGCCTGCCGCAACGCTGACCGGTGCGGACAACACGGTAGCGGCGTGGATATACGTGTTGCCGAAACCGCTGGTACCTGGGAAATCGTTCTACGTGGGAAAAACAAAAGGGACCTCGGTTATTGCAGGCGTCGTTTTGAGGAATGGATCGCTTATCTGGAACTCTCAGGTGGACAATGCCGCGATGGGCGCACCCGGGACGGCAGGTTATGGCGGTCAATTTGTGCTGCCTTCGGGATTCTTCCAGAGACTCCCGAGGAAGAAGTGAGGTAAGAGATGTCCACACGCTTCTACCTGATCCCGTTTCATCCCGACCCCCCGTCCGCAGGGTTCCCCGATGGAACGTGCCCGAAGTATCTCGATCTGTTCCCTCGCGGATCAGCGCAGGGGATCCTCCCCGAAGAGGTAAGCCCAAAACTTTGGCGGGTGCCGTTCTACTTGATGGCTATTACGGCGGATAACGATGCCGACTTCGCCCCGTTAGAGGCGAACGCGGATGTCCTGAAACTGTACCCTAATGCCGATCTTGCAACGATAAAGACTGGGTTGCAGACGGCAGGTGTGAACGTGTCCTCCCTGAGAGGTAAGTACAATATATCGGATGTGAAGGGCGCGTTGTACGCGTGGATGGGGATCAGCGACGGGAAAGACCATCTTGCCATAAGAGGACTTGTATAAATGGCTTCCGAC